CACCCCTTTGCTGCGCAACAGTTAGGTCGTTGTCGATACAGCTTAACGCGATACGTCGCGGTACGTAGCTAATAGCCCTGTAAACCAGCCCGAAGCTGGAGGCTCAGGCGGAGCCTGTTATTGTGGCACTAAGTGGAGGGCGGTTCAATGAAGTACATCGCCGGTGGCGGAAGAGCGGGGGCGCCGTCAAGCCGCCCTCGTGTTATTGCAGCCTGGTTCCCAAGCAGCTGGTTTCGCATGGCGGCCTGCGAAAGGTTGTCCTTGCGGAAGACCTCGTGCGCCTGCATGGCCGCGGCACTGGGTGGGTCGAAGGGCAGCGCAGACTCGAGCACGTATGGGTCGAATAGCGCAGTGGCGGTGTCGAACGCGGCCCACTTGTAAGCTGCGGGCACGTTCTCGTTGGCCCAGCGGGCGGGCGGGAGGCCGGCGCGTTGACGGTTGGCGAAAGCCGGCTTCGTGTAGAAATAGCAGAGCTTATGAACGGGCACGCCAGCATCTTTGCACGCCAGTGCAAGGGACTTAGTTTCAAACGTGCCCGACTTACTGGTGAACACGGTGCTGTCGGTGGCGCCCTTGTCCATGGCCTCCATGGCCATCAGAATTGCCGCCTCGCAGAAGCTGGCGACGGGCAGACCGCGGTTGGATGCAAAGTTAGCGATCCGGAGGAGCTCATCGTCGGTGGGTGACTTGGAGGAGCGCGGCTGCAGTGTGATCGCTTCCTGGGCGGAAGCGTCAAGCTTGGTCTTGAGTACAGAGACGTCGGCCGTGGCCGCAGCAGAGCCGCTGCCGCCAGAGATGCCGCTGGAGCGAGGTGGTGTCGAAGCCTGGCTCATGGTAGTCTTTCAGAATTTGTGCAAACTTAACGGTTTGCGTTGGGGCCGGTGGTGTGCCAGCAGTCGCCGGAAAGCACGACAGAGTGCCCGTTGATCTCCAGGTAGCAGCTGGGTCGGGGCGCCGGGCGAGTGGCAAGGAAAGCGATCCAGCACAGGAGGGCCGCAAGAACTAGGATGAGGGCCGGGTCGCGCATTGGTGTGTAATTGTGAGACAGCGCCGGCAGGAAGTGGTCGCAGGGGCGAGGGCAGGGTACGTCAGTGCGAAGAGTGCGAGCGCGAGGATGATAGGTGCGAATCCAAGTAAGCCAGAAGCAGGGAAGGAATTGCCGGGCCCGCGGTAAGCTATAGTCTTTGTCCCGTCCTGGTAGCACCCGCCGTGGGGCAGCGCGTGGATGTTGTCGCCGACGTGGGGTAGCGTAGAGCGCGTGAGCATGAACAGCACGACGGCCGCGGCGAGGCCAATGGCGAGCACGAGTAGGCTGCGGGAGTGGTCAGGCGGACGCTGAAGTCGCAGAGGAGCGGAGGTGGCAGTGTCGGCGGTGGCGGGTGAGAGCGACATACACAAGCGCCTTCCAGGGCAAGTCGTGGACGTGCTCAGCGGTGGTCAGCACAGTGGTGACGTCAAATTCAAGCCCGCGAGCAGCTTCGGCAGTAATGGGGTTGAGGCCGTGGGACAGTGCAAGGTGGTGTGCGGCGGCGTCGAGCGTGATGACCTGGCCGTAGATGTAACCCTCGAAGATATTAGCCCAGGAAAGTCCGGCGCAAGCGTGGGCAGGTAGCCGGGTGCGAATGGAGAACCCAAGCAGGCGGAGGGCGGCGGCAGTGGCCTCGCCGAAGCGGTAGGTGAGGTCGCAGGTGAAGTGTGCGCGGAGTGACGGCTGCGAGTGTTGCAGGTTGTCTGCGAACAGCGCGTGCCAGGGCTCGGTGCGGTAGGTGGGCCAGGCGGGGTACTCGTCGAGGATGTTGAAAGCACCAGGAAGTGGGGCACGGGCGCACCGGATGTGCTTACCAGTTAGGCAAGGGGGGTCGTGGGTGCCAGCAGTGAAGACCTCAACGTCGCGGAAGGTGAGCAGTGAGCGTAAGAAGGTGGTCTTGCCGGCGCCGGCGACAGCGTGGACGACGATGGGAGTGCCAGGAGCACGCGGTTCGTCCGTGCGGTGATATCCGTTGGTTAGTAGTCTACGTGTCAGTTCCAGATCCATTTCAGTTAGTTTGGTTAGCTTAACCTATAAACCTTTAGAAGAGCGAGTCGCCGTGGTATAAGGCGTGCAGGTTGCTGAGTCTGGAGGTGTGGGCCGTGGTAATGAGAGTGCGGATGGATTGGTAGTGGCAATGGATTTGGGCCTCGTCAAAGACCTCGTAGACACCGTCGCCGAGCTTGTAGGCCGGTAGAAGGTCTATGGCGTACGAGTCGGCGACATCGGCCAGGGAGCCCGGGGAGTTGGCGGGCTTGCGTGCGGCAAGGGCGAGGCAGGCCTGCAGCTTGACGGGGTCCTTGAGGTAACCGAGCGGCGTGATAAGGTTGCCGCAAAATTCGGGCCAAGATCCGACTTGCTGCGCGAAGTGTTGCGGTTTGGACTGCAGCGTGAACTTGTCTACAAGCGGCTTGAACGACTCACGTTCGGCAGGTTCACAGTCGATGGCGCAGTCGTCGCCAGCGTAGACTTGCGCACAGCCTTCGGGGATCTCGAAGCGCGCGTGGGTGTAGGCGATGTTGCACTCAGTGTTCGCATCGAAGGTGGGGCCCTCGCCGGTAAGGCGCATGATTGCCAGGGTGCCAAGGAACATCTTGCTGTCAAGCTTCAGCCGAATGTACAGCTCAACGACTTCCTCGGGTACGCCAAGGTGCAACGCTTTGAGCACCTCAAACTGCAGCATGGCGCCGTCCTGACTCTGGTCGTATGCCGTGAAGTCGTTGGTATACGCCCGAGTGGTGAAGTCCCAGTGCTCTTTCGCCCAGGCCGCGATCTGTTCCTGACTCCGCTCGCAGTTTATCAGTATGTGGCTCGGCTGCCAGGTGTCGCGGAGGCGGCGCATGTACCTAGCCATTGTCCCGAAGAGCATTATAGTCGGCTGGTAGAAGGCGGCGATGGTCTGCCCAGCCTTGACCTCGTTCGTGCCAATCTTGTCAGCCTTCTTGACCCACTGAGACTTGAGGAAGATCTGCATTTTGTTCGCGCCAAAGTCGGGGCTCTGTCGAAGCATGCCATTGCGCAGCTGCTGATGCGACTTCGCGAGGTATGTCTTCTGCACCTCATCAGCGCAGGCCCACCAGAGGTCAGGGTCGAATCGCAGTGGGTCAGTCGGGACGTTCATGGCGCGCCGGTAGGCGAGCCAGAGCACGTCGCCAAGCGGGCGCTTGGTTTTGAATTCCGCCCAGTTGTCCTTAACAGTGGACGTGCGCAAGCGCTTGTCGATCGTCGCCCAGAACAGCGTTTCGTCTTTGGCTTGCTGGTGCTGGAAGGCCTGGATGTACGGGTCCTCCGTCTGGACGCAGTTGGAGTGCCCGGTAGTGGGGGAGAAGATCTCCCTGTCGTGTTTCTCAGCCAGAGGCTCAACCAGGCGTTCGACAAGCTCAACGGGGTTCGAGACAGGTAGGTGCGTTGGAGGTGGTGCCGGCTCAGCGGGCGCTTCCTCGGTGGCGTCAGGCTCCGCAACAGGCACTTCCTTGTGCATGGCCAGGATGGCCTTCAGGTAGGGCGTAGCCTCGATCTTGTCAAAGAATGTGCGTTCATTAGGCATTGTGTTGCAAAGCACGATCTCAGTGGTGGCGCGGGAGAGGGCGGTGTACATGACCTGCCGCGTGCAGAAGGCGGTGTCGCTGTCCAGAATGATTTGCACACGGCCGGCGGTGATCCCCTGGCAACCCGCGTATGTGCTGCTCTTGTGCCCAAGCGAGCTGTAGTTGCGCATCTTGAGTTGCGAGGGCACGAGGTTGTGGTAGCCCTCGCGGATGTGGCGTGAGTAGGACACTCTGAAAGGGCTGTGAAGCTCAGAGTACACGCCGAGGGCGTTGGCGAGTTTCGTCGGGTTGCGGTGTGTAGCATTGATGTAGTACCGGCAATATCTCGCGAAGACTGCGGAGGAGGGCGTGAGGTTGTTAATTTCATTGCCCTCAGAGCTTTCGTGGTGCTCAGCCTGATTTGGATCACCGGTGAGGACCAGGAGCTCGAGCGAGGGCGAGTTCTGGATGAGCGCCTCGATGTACCCGTTTGGCAGCTTGGTGTAGTCATCCAGAACCATAGTGGCGTGCCGGGGCGTCAGCATGGCCATCTCGTACGTCATGAACGTGTCTGGCTCATGCCGTGGGAGCTTGCGCTTCCAGTCGGCACGCAGCTCGTTGGTGGGCAGTACCACCGTCAGCTGGTAGTCCGGGTTCTCTTGCATGAAGACCTGGATAGCGCGCGACTTGCCGGAGCCGCCGGCACCGTGGATCACGGTGAGCGCCACACGCTTGGGCTGCTCCTTGGTCTTCTTCTTGAGCGCGTCTTTCCACTCGAAGGACTCCTGGCGGAGGCGGGCACCAGTTTTCCCGGCGAGCAAGTCGCGAGCATAGGTCTGAGCGCGGGAGGTGTCCGGTGTGAACAGCGTGGGCGCGCGGTTGATACTCCGCAGCAACGAGGCCAAGGGGTCATCCAGCTCGTACACGGGCAAGGCTTGGACCCGGGCGATGGGGTGGATGAGCTCGCCGGCTGGGTCAAGTTGGCGTTCGTTGCCATTGAAGCCGAGGCGCTTCAAGTGATCTGTCCAGTGCACCCAGGGGAGTTCATTTGGGGTGGGGGCGCTTGTGGCTGCCGGTGGGTCGTCGGACGTCGGCGCCGGTCCGGGGGCAGGCTCAGCGGGCAGGACGGACTGCATGGTTTGGTCAGCTGAGCTGCAAGCGGTGTCTGGTTCGGCGGCGCAGGTGGGGGGCTCGGCGTCGGTCACTGGTTCATCGTCGGCGTCGAAGTGCAGGTGCGCGGCAGGAGGTGGTGAGGATGGTTCAGGAGTGAACGAGGGTGGGGAGGCAAGGCCCTCGCAGAGCAGGTGCTCCAGCTCAGAGATGTCGCTTGCGGGTGGGGCGGCAGCGGGCAAGGTGGAGCTGTCAACCCGGAAACACAGGTCGACCTCCTGCAAGCTGACAGCTTCGCAAAGCTGCATGAAGCTGTTCGCCCCGAACACTTTGTGCGAGAGCTCGGTGATCTTCGCGACTAAGGGGCGAAACCAGCTCATGAGGAGCGAGTCGGCGAGCACCTGGTCGAAGCTGTTGCAGGACTCAAGCCGACCGACCAGCATGAAGTAGTTGGTCAAGTGCACCAACTCTGTCGCCTCGTAGTGGTGCAGGTCGGCGTTGGCAATGGTCTGGCGGAGCTTGGCCCAGACATCCCGGATTGTGACGTTTCCCACGCTTTTAACGTACATCAGCCAGGCGTTAGCCTTAGCCCGGGGGATTGGCTTTTGCACGTTGTACTTGCTAG